TTGTAAACAGCGAAACTGCGTTCTCAATAAATGCAATCTATTCGGCTGTCTCCTTGATTAGCGATACAGTCTCAAGCCTTCCGGTCGACGTGTTCGCACGAAGGGACGGCGCTCGCTATCCTTTCCGACCATCCCCTGCTTGGGTACAAAAGCCAGACGTCGACACAACCAAAGAAGCTTTTTGGGGTTCCATAATTGTTAGCCTTTTGCTTGACGGCAATTCTTTTATTCGAGTCTTCTCAAATGACCGAGGCGACATTGTAAATCTAAGCGTCTTGAACCCTCACAATGTTGAGATAACTCGCAATGGTCTAGGTCAAGTAATGTATCGGGTCAACCAAGACGACGTGCTGCTAAGTAGCGAGCAAGTCATTTTCATTCCCGATGTTGTAAGGCCCGGCAATATTCGTGGCGTCAGTCGAGTCGAAGCACTCAAAGAAAACTTTGCATTAGCAAAAGCCCTCGAAGCTTATGCCGCTAAGTTCTTTGGTTCTGGAACTCAGACTTCAGGCGTGATTGAATTTCCCGGCAACCTTACTGCTGACCAAGCAAAGAACCTGCAAACAGGATTTGACTCAAGGCACTCTGGCTGGAACAAGGCGCACAAGACTGCCATACTTTCGGCAGGCGCTAAATACACTCAGACAAACACCGAGAACGACCGAGCGCAGTTCTTGGATTCTCGCAGGCTTGCAGTCGAAGATGTTGCACGAGCGTTCCGAGTTCCTAGCAATATGCTAAACCTCCCCGGCTCCAATACCTTCAGCTCGGTTGAGCAAAACAATCTCGCTTTTGTGACCCACTGCCTCCGTCCAATAATCGCAAAAATCGAAAGCGCTTTCAGCCCTCTAATGTCCAGAACAGCAGGAGGAGAAAACTCTTTCCTAAAGTTCAACATCGACGGACTGCTCAGAGCCGACATTCAAAATAGAATGGCTGCCTACTCGACAGGACTGCAAAGCGGTTTCCTGAGCGTCAACGATGTCAGGCGACTTGAAGACCTAAGACCAATCGACGACCCAAGCGCCGATATGCCTAGAGTCCCACTCGCTAATGTTGGAATCGACTCTGCCGACTTGGTTGCAACAGACAAGCGTGTGACGATGGCTTCTAAGTTGGTGCTTGCAGGTTACGACCCAACCGAAGTGCTAGTGGCAATGGGCTTGCCTCCTGTCGCTCACACTGGGCTGCCGAGCGTCCAGCTCCAAGGAATTGCACAAGTTGACCCTGAAGACCCAACAAGCGCTTACGAAGTCGATTAGAAAAGGTAGGGAACAATGGCACTAATACCAAGCAAGAGCGGAATACCAGCGACTACCAACAAGGTTGTTGCAGCGCCTAAAGCTCAGCCTGAACCACCCAAGGCAGCGGTTGAGGAACCAACGATTGAGCCTGCAACCTTTAGGCCGAAAGCAACCAAGATGGTAAACTCAAAGAAGACTAATTGAAGGGCGCAACAGTGTCAGGAATTGAGCAACGAGTAACAACGACCGACTTTGAGATTCGGGAAGAAACAGACGGGATGCACTTCAGCGGATACGCTGCGATGTTCAACTCTCCCAGCCTGCCACTTCCGTTCACCGAGCGGATTGCGCAAGGCGCTTTCAAGCGTTCACTAAAGTCTCGCAACGATGTCAAGTTTCTTTGGAACCACGACTCCGGCGAGATTCTTGGTTCGACTCGTGCAAAGACCCTAAGCCTTACCGAAGACGACAAAGGTCTAATGGTTGGTGGCGTCCTGCCAAACACAAGCCGAGGCCGTGATGTCGCCGAGCTGCTTAGGCGTGGCGATGTTGACGCTATGAGCTTTGGATTCTCTGTCCCCACAGGAGGGGACGCTTGGTCAAGTGACGGGTCAGAGCGCACTCTAAATTCTGTGAGGCTGTTTGAAGTTAGCCTTGTGGGTTCGCCTGCTTACACCGCAACCGCTGGAACTGTTTCGGTTCGCAAATTTGAAAAAGCAGCAGAGCGTGCGTCTGTAAGCATTGACGCTTTAGCTGAAGCTTTGGGCAAAATTGAAGATGGACTCAACATAACGGGTGAAGAACAAGAACTCCTAAATCAAGTGATTACGACTTTAGCTCCCGAAGCCGAAGTCATACCAGAGCCAATCGTTGTCGGCGACCTTGGGTTGCTTGCGCTAAAAAAGAAGAAGCTTGAGCTTCTAATGAAAGGAATCTAATGGCTAACAAAGAGCAAATTGTCAAAGCAATTCTTGACGCTTCTGGCAACCCCGACTCCGGAGTTGTTCGAGTCAATGTTGAAAAGTGGGCCGATGCAATAGTTGCGCTCGACTCTGAGACTCCACCGAAAGCCAGCGACGGCGAAGACGTGGTGCAGGAAAGCGCTCCATTTGAGAGGGCTAAAAAAGAGACTCGTGTAACCAAGCCGACTGACATTCGCTAGTCGCCAAGCATCAAGTCTCACCCCGACGGACTTCTTGGAACCGTCGGGGTTTCCCTTTTAACTAGAACACTTGTTCGATAACACCTTTTGACAACGAAAGACAAACAGCCACACAGACACCCCTAGCAGCCTCGCTAACGGCTTTGACCCTACTCTTAGCCACAACCACGCAGGCATCACAGCGAACGTCCGACCTGAGCGAAATGGTGGGTCTTGCCCAGTGAACACGCACCCGAACATCTGTTCGAATAAAACACTAGTTGTTATCTAATTGTGATAACTAGTTTCTAAATATTCTTGCTTATTATTTGATAACTGCTACCATCCGCAGGTGTAACCCTGCGCACCTGTTGTAAACTAAATACATCGGATAAGAGTCAGCTCTGCCGACCCTGCTGTTGAGCGTTAACGCCACTGCATCCGAAATGCAAATTACCTAACAAGGAGACTAAATGTCTGAGTTCATTAAGACTCAGCACGAAGTCCGCAACAACCTTATTACGCAGGTTCGAGAAGTTATTGACTTCGCCGAAGCTGAAGGTCGTGGACTAGACAGTGCTGAACTAGCAAAGATTGACGCAATCGAAGTTGACATCCGCAAGGCGGACGACAGCATTACGATTGCTCAGCGTTCCGAGGAACGCAACGTAGAAGCATCATTGGCAGCCAAGGGATTCGTTCCAGCAGTTTCCGAGGAGCGTTCTTCGTCTGACATCTTCCGAGCAATGGCTCGTGGAGAACAGCGCAACCACACCTTCGAAAAGCGTGCGGTTCTAGCACCTTCAACTAACACAGTTCCAAAGTCGTTCTACGATGAGGTCTTTGATGTTGCTCGTTCCGTTGGAAATATGCTTGAAGTGCCTCAGATTATCCAAACCACTTCTGGCGAGGACTTGACCATTCCAACATTGAGCGCTTATTCCGCAATGACCCTAAAGGGCGCAGGAGCTTCGCTTGATGATGTTGAGCCAACATATGCAAGCATCACACTAGGTGCTTACAAGTACGGCGGAATCATTCAGGCAGCTAACGAGCTAGTGTCGGACGCAGGGTTCAACCTTGGCGCACACCTAGCAGGTCAGGCTGGACAGGGAATTGGTTACGCAGTAAACGCTGCTCTAACTACTGGCACTGGTTCTTCACAGCCAAACGGAATCGTTACAGCATCCGGCGCAGGCGTAACAGGTGCGACAGGTGTTGCAGGTGCTTTCACTGCTGACAACCTAATCGACCTAATTTACTCGGTTGACGCAGCTACTCGTCGCAAGCCTTCGATGGCCTTGATGATGAACACCAAGTCAATCGGTGAGGCTCGCAAGCTAAAGGACACTGCTGGAAACTACCTATACAACATCTCACAGGTAGGCCCCGGAGGTCAGGACACATTTGCTGGCTTCAACGTTCTAGAGAATCCTCATATGGAAGACACCGCTCTGGACGAGAAGTCTGTAATCGCAGGTTCAATGGATAGCTACAAGGTTCGCCTTGCAGGTGGCTTGGATGTTGCTTCGTCAACAGACTTCGCTTTCCAGAACGACCTAACAACTTGGAGATTCCTTCTCCGTGTTGACGGCGACCTAACTTCAAACACTGAGGTTAAGCACTTCGTAGGTGGCGCAAGCTAACCCAACGAACTAGACCGAGGCCCTGTTAGTTTGTAGATTGCTAACAGGGTTTCGCTATGCTACGATTAGCGAGCTATGTTGTTTGTCTTCATAGTTCCTTCGTTGAGAAAAGCCCTTGCCAGAAATGGTGAGGGCTTTTCGCTACCTAGACCAACTAAGTTAGACTATAGATTGGAGGTTTACTTTGGCAATTACAAATGGATACTGCACTCTAAACGAGGTCAAGGCTTCTCTTAGAATCCCAGTTAGCGACACCATCGACGACGACTTGCTAGAACTCGCAATCGAAAGCGCTAGTCGAGACATAGACCAAGCCACAGAGCGACAGTTCTTCCCTACAGACACACACCGTTTTTTCACTCCTCGTAATTCTCTAGTCTGCGAAATTGACGATGTTTCAAGTCTGACTTCAATCAAGTCAAGCACGTCAGCAGACGGAACTTATGACACAACTTGGTCGGAGTCCGACTACCAACTGGAACCGC